TGGCAAGGTCGGCATATTTCATCTTGAAATGCGGGTTTGTCGCGTCTTTCAGTGCCCTACCCATTTCACCCTGCGCAGCGGCTAAGGCGGCGTAAAGCCCCTTGTGCTTCACATCCGTCATATCACACCCCCGCCGCTTGGCGGTACATATCGACCACGGCTTCAAATTCCGCGCGGTCATCTGGGTTCATTTTGCGAAGGCGCAGAACCTCTTTGAACGGCTTGGCGTCATAGCCCCGCCCTTTCAATTCAGCCATGAGTTCCTTTTGATGTTCTGAAATGTCTTTCTTTTCCGCTTCCAGTTGCTCGAACCGTTCGATAAATTGACGCAGTTCCGCCTCGGTTACGCTTGCCTTTTCGATTGTCATTGTAGTCTCCTATTCTAAACTTCTGTGATGTCGCATCCAATTAGCGCAAGAAGCTTGCGAGCCTTATCATCCGTTCCTGACGGGCATGTCACAACAAAAACGGAACACAATTTTACTGGATTTGCCGCGTCATTTTGCGCATTTGGATTGGCATCTGGCGCAGTTGTCGCACGACCATTTGGCCATAAATGGGCCTGAATATCGCCAACACTATCAAGCCATCGCCGCGCACGGTTGTTGCTTTGAGTGCTTGCATTTTTCCCTGCAATCCAATGCCGCGCCGCATCTGAGTACCCGAGTGCAGAACTCATGGCATAGTGGTTATCAAAATGTTTTGCCATCTCGGCAATGCTGTGAAATCCTTGCGATTTCAGGTCGTCAAACTGTGGCTTAAATCTATCGTAAAGGCTATTCATTGTCGTCTCCCATTGCTGTTTGCCTGTTGACAATTGCATACTAGTGCAGCACAGTCAACAGGCAATGAACATACAAAAGGGACGAAATACACAATGGCAATTCAAGCTGGCAAGCCTATCCGCGTTTCATGCGCTATGACAAAAGAACACTATGACACCATTTCAGATGCCGCGAAAAAATCCGGCCTTGGAATGTCTGCCTTCCTGCGATTTGCCGCGCTGGAATATGTGAAGGCTGGAAAATGAATTGGCGAAATGTTTTCAGTGCGGCGTGGAAACGCCTTTGGGGTTACGCGCCCCAGGTCGCAGGTCGGAATTACCCGCCGATATGCGCGACAAGTACTTGCCGTACTGCGCAACGCATGAGGGTGGCGCAATCGCCCGCCGCGATGCCAAACTTGGAGTTAAGGGCGCAACGGCTGAACAACCGCGACCCAAAAGCAGCGGCGCGGTATCTCGAAAAGCACCAAGCCCTAGCCAAGGGAGCTTGTTTTAATGGTGGTGCGTCATGATCCGCGTCACGCTACCATGGCCACCGCAAGCGACAAGCGCCAATGCATCCGGTCAAGGAAAATGGCGCAAAAAGTCAGAGGCCGCAAAGTCATATAAGGCCACATGCGCGTGGATGATACGCGCGGCAAATGTCCCCCGCATTGATTTTGCGCCCATTGTCTCGGTCACGTTTTGCGCCCCTGCTGCGGTATCCCGCTATGATCTGGACAACACGTTAGGCCGCGCAAAGCAGGGGCTAGACGCTCTGTCCGATGCGCTAGGCGTGGATGATGGGCGATGGCCTGAAATGCGCCTAAAACGCGGCCCCAAGGGCGGGGTGGGGTCAATCATCATTGACGTTATGAAGCCGGTGGCGGTTATCCCGTTTCGCGGCACAGTGTCATGACCAGCGATCTGATGGCATACATCGCCACGCTAGAGGCGGAAAACGCCATATTGAGGGATATGCTGACGCCAAAACCAAGGCGGCGGCCCACCCGAAGCCTTGCGGCAATAATGACAGAAGCCTGCGCGGCGGCTGGCCTATCACGATATGAGATGATTTCAAAAAGCCGTGATAGGCGCATTTCATGGCCGCGCCAAGATGCCATGCGCATGGCGCTAGATGCTGGCCATACGTCAACAGATGTCGCGCGGTTTCTGCGGATGGATCACAGCACGGTGCTATATGGCGCAGCGCAAAGCCGTAAAAGACAAGCCCCGCCGGATTAGGGCGAGGCTTGTTTGTTTGGCTTGGTGAGCCTATAGTGATAGATGACAAAACGCAAGGAAAGCATAGCGCGGGTGGTGCCGATATGCAAGCCTTGCCCGAATAGAGGGCTGTAATGAGCATCAAAATAATGTCTATGGTGTGGGATATAGGCCCAGAAAAGCAGGCCGATAGGTTTGTCCTTTTGGCTATCGCAGACTATGCGAATGATGACGGTGAGTGCTGGCCTAGCATTGCGGGAATATGTCGGAAAACTTGCATGAGTGAGAGGGGCGTTCAGGGCGTCATACGACGCCTTGAGGCTAGTGGGTGGCTGTCTGTTTCGGTAGGTCTTGGGCGCAGAAACTGCAATGTTTACACGGTGAAAAACCCCGCACCTCCTGCCCCCCGCACCTCCTGCCCCCCGCATATGGATGCAGAAACCCCGCATATGGATGCAATAAACCCCGCACCTCCTGCCCCCGAACCATCATTAACCATCAAGGAACCGTCAAATATAAGTAATAGGCCGCGCGATAGCGTTGCGTCTATTCTTTGTGGAATTGATGGTATCCATCCAAAGGCAGTTGATAGCTTCATTGCATACCGCAAAAAGCACAAATCAAAAGCACTAACCGAAACAGCCGCAAATAGGCTAGCGGCGAATCTTTGGCAGATAATCGACGCGGGCGGAGACCCTACGGACGCTTTAGGAATGGCGGAAGAACGCGGATGGGCTACGATACAGCCTGATTGGTATTTCAACGCAAAGGGGAAGCAGAATGACCCGAGAAATTCAGGTGGCGCAAGTCAATCAGGCGCTAGCCGTGCAGGACGTGGACCGCATCACGACATGGTGGCCGCGTTTGCTCAAGTTGCCGCTCAAAGATCAGGCCGAGCGTGATGATCTGGCGGCTAATGTTGCGGCCATATCAAGGCCCGCCGACACAACCAAATTGCTTGCGCGTGTAGCTGCATTGCTGACCCCGTACTATACCGGCGATGTGCCTGGCGGCGTTCGCATGATAGATGCCGAGGATTGGGCTGATGCGCTGGGCGAGTTTCCAGAGTGGGCAATTGTCAAAGCCTGCCGATGGTGGAAAAGCGATATGAACGACAACCGGCGCAAGAAGCCGTTAGAGGGCGATATAGTTGCCCGCATCAAGTTTGAAATGGGCGCGGTAAAGGTTGCGGAATGGGCCATTGCTAGGTTTGATCGTGGTGTAAGGCCCAGCGCCACCTCCCAGCATCGTGACGCTGTTTCACCTGAAAACATGGAACAAAGGCGAAAATTTGCCGAAAGCATTATATCAAGCAGCTTTCCAAGCATGAGGAATGAAAGATGACGCATGATGACGATAAGCGGGCAGAAATGGCAGAGCGCATAATGCAAACTAACGGGTTCACGGCCAAGCGGTTTAACGACATTCGCAAGCGGCCAATGGCTAACACATGGACCGAGGTTGACGCGGTATCAGATCCAGCCGCCGCTCCGCCGCATTGGTCGGTAGGACTTTCGCCAGATGACCCGAAGATGATTGCGCTGCGAGAGGCTAGGGCAAATAATCCGCTAATGAACCCGAATAAGGTCCGCGCATAAAATGCGAAATATCGCCGTGAAAATGTGTTGACAGTCGCGCCGCAAGTATGCAAACATAAACAAGCGCGGCTAGGTTGGCCAACTGAAACGCGGCGTCCTCCCCGCCGCTGCCGCGCGCAAATCTGGGGAGCCATTAGGGAGTTTTACAAAATGAAGTATCACACCACAACCACACTAAACGAAATCCGCGCAGAAGCCCCCTGCCGCGAAGGCTGGGAAAAGCTGCTGGCAGGTCTTGGCAAAACCAAAGCCGACGATGAACCGCTTGAATTGCTAACCATCCTTGAAATCAACGGCCTTGACGATGCTCTGTGGTGCTTGTGCGTTGCGTCAATGGAACGGGTTTCTCGCCACTTCCAAGCGTGGTGCGCCGATCAGGTTTTGCACATCTTCGAGACAGAACGGCCAAGCGATACCCGAGTCCGCGATCAAATCGAAATGCTGAGAAATGACAACGCTACAGAAGACCATCGGGCTGCCGCATGGGATGCCGCAGGGGCTGCCGCAGGGGCTGCCGCATGGGCTGCCGCACGGGCTGCCGCACGGGCTGCCGCATGGGCTGCCGCACGGGCTGCCGCACGGGCTGCCGCACGGGCTGCCGCATGGGCTGCCGCACGGGCTGCCGCACGGGCTGCCGCAGGGGATGCCGCACGGGATGCCGCACGGGATGCCGCACGGGCTGCCGCACGGGATGCCGCACGGGCTGCCGCATGGGCTGCCGCACGGGCTGCACAAGATGCGCAACTGCGAACTATGATCGGTGGTGCAAAATGAAATACACCCCGCGATCAACTGCAATGACATCGGTTTCCCCGTATTCGCAGAAAGCTATCACGCTACCGCCAATGCCGTTTGACGTGCCGCAATCTGACGGCGATGAAACCAAGCCCAACGCCAAGGTCATTCGCCGCAAAATGCGCAAGTGCAAACCAGCCAAGCCGGCACCCTACGGCGTATCAATGCCGGAATGCATGGTTGATGTTTTCGATATGGTGTCGCCATGAGTTCAAGATTGGCGCTAAAGCCGTTTGTTGAAAAAGCGTTTGCAATTTCCGGCGCTGGCATAAATCCGAGAACATGGGCGGTTTTTCAGGATATGGTGCGGGAAAGCATGACGGACCGTATGCGCCCATTCGCCACAATCTCAAGCGCAGAAGAACAACGCCAAAAAGACGCGGCCAGACTTGCATTCATCCGTGACTTGCTGAAAGATGATGAAATGACAACCGAACGGGTTTTTGTGTCCATGCCAAAAAATATCCGATTTGATACGGAACGCCATGCTGCGTAACACCTAGCACAGCAAGAGCGCCTAGGCCGCGTAAAGTCTCGCAAGCTGGACATCAACAAAAGCAAATATATCAAATTCTGGAGCCTGCCAAATGCAGGATGATGCCGAGCGCGTATCAGCCGAGATTGCCGCGCGGTACGGTTGCCCCGTAATGCCAGGCGCATACAAGCTGTGCAAGCCTCATGCCTATTCGTGGCAGCTTGGCGGTGGTGACGGTCCGAGAACGCCGCAAGAGGCGATAACCACATGGCACAAAAACGCCGCCCGCAAGCGTAGGCTGGATGGGGCGTCTAAATAAATTCGCAGCGTCTTGCTGCAATCGGTGGCCCCGTCCGGTTCGGGGTAGAAAGGCTTGTTGATATAGGTTTGAATTAGGACAAGATAGATTCCCGGGGTGCCATCGCATCGGCACCCCACCCCTCAACCCAAAGGACACAGCAATGAAACGAGATTTTGCAATCGGACTATTCGCAGCATTTACCGCAATCATTATCAGCGCAACCATATGGGGAAAGTTCTGGATGTGGGCCACAAGCGGCGCTGATTTGGGCGTGTTTCTTGCGCTGTTTGGCGTGGCATCAATCCCCGTGGCCATGGTATTCGCAACGCTGTTGCACCTGCCGGAGTGATTGATATGCCCGAACAGCAAACAATCACACTGGCAGAACATCAATCGGCGATGGAAAATTATCGAAAGGAAATGAATATTGCCATGCGCACCAACCACCATCTGCGCGAAGAAAACAAGGACGTTCGCAGGCTAAACGCCGCAATGAATGACACGCTGACGGAGATCCGCGACCTTTTGCAAAGCGGGCAAATCAGGGACGCAATTGACGCAATCGACAACGAACAGCGGATTTACGAGGCACAAATCGAACCGCCGCGCCGCCGCCGCCCAGATCTGCGTGAAGTTGCGGAATGCGAAGGGGTTGCAGAATGACCCCGCAAGAGCAAATTGCCCAACTGCAACGCAAGGTCCAAAGCCAGAAAAACGCCAACGCGGCGCTAAACGTGCGCTGTGACGGGCTGGCCGCAAAAATAAAGGTGATGGATGTGGACTTGGAAGGGCAACGATATGCCATGCAAGTCGCAATCGAGCATATCAACAACCGCGACCATAAGGCGGCAAAGGCCATGCTAACCAGCGTGCTGGTATATCGTGAAAATCAGCGGGAACAGCGCAAGGGGAGAGTGGCATGAGTGATTTGAAACAATGCCCGTTTTGTGGAGGCGATGCGATAGCACGACCATCTGTCGTATGCGACCAATGGTTATATGCGTACTGCAAAGATCATACATGTCAGGGGTGGACTGTTTCAAGATGCCCGCCTGCGCGATGGAACACCCGCGCCACCCCCACGCTATCCGCCGCGATGGAACTGCCCGAGGTGCGGGCGCTGGTAGAGGCGCTGGAAAAGTTGCGTCACGCTGTTTGCGGCGAAACAGGTTTTTCTAACAGCGTCTGCATGGATAGCGGCAAAGCATACCCTTGGGAAGCGATCGAACTGGCCGAAGATCAAGCCACCGCCGCCCTTGCCCCATTCACGGAGGCCAAGCAATGAAACACTGCGTTTACCAATGGGCTATTTTCTTATCGAGTGTGATATGTGCGCACATTTTAGGCTGGCCCCCATTTTTGACGTTCATAGCCGGTTCCATTTTTGGCGCGGCGACGGTCATGACCGCAGTAACAGTTTCGGAGGCCAAGCCATGACCATCAACACAAACCGCGATGCGGTAGAATTTGCGCTGACACTCTCCACCACAAACCGGCACACCACGCCAGCCGTGCGGGATTTGGCGATAGCGTTGATGGCTGAACGTGACGAGGCGGTCAAGTGGCGCGAGAGTTCCCTTGCCGCCGCTGCTCGTGCCGAGGCCAAAGCACGTGCCAGCGCATTGCAGGAACTAGCAAGCCTTGGGCAAGCCGCAGATGCACATGAAGCGCAGTTGAAGGCCGAGGCCGAACGTGACGCCCTGCAAGCCGAGGTTGCGCGGTTGAGGGATGGGCTTCGCAAATGCGAGGCGGAAATAGACCAATATATCCGACAAGAGTATCCCGGAGACCATCCACTACACGAGCGTTATCGCCAACGGGACTTTGCCGCAAACCCTGCCCGCATCGCACTGGAGGCCAAGCCATGATTACGAGCAATTGGGATTGGAGCCTGTTCGCATTGGAGCAAGATGGATTCTGCGCTGATGTGACGGTCGACGCGCCAAGGCACGAGCGCATTAGCGCAATCCTTGGGCCTGATGGTGAGCCGCTAAGGGTTGGCTATGCCCGCCCGCGCCTCGGATTTGATTTAACCCCGCGAGGTAAACGCACATGACCGCAAACGAACACACCCCATAACATCTAGACCGACCAAGTCTATAAACTGGCGCTAAGGCAGAAAGAGGCGCGACGGCAAAACTACCTTTCATCGCAATCACTGCCACCGTGGGCTTGGAAGTTCGCCAATTGAGCCGAGTGACCACGGACAAAATAGAAAGCCTTTGTTGAAACAATAGCGAAGTGATAGAATGGGAAAATCATGGGTAAAAAACTGACACACAAGCAAGAGGCATTCGCGCAAGCCGTAGTAGCAACAGGCAACCAGTCGGAGGCATACCGAATTGCATACGATGTAGGCGAAAACACAAAGCCCGAAACAGTCTGGCGCAAGTCGTCAGAGGTCATGTCTCACGGCCATGTATCGGCAAGGGTGGAGGAACTTCGGGCGGCTACGGCGGAAAGGCTTATGGTAACCATAGAAAGCCTTACAAAAGAGCTTGAAGAGGCCAGAGAGTTTGCAAAAACCGTTGGACAAGCGGCGGCAATGACTTCTGCAATCATGGGTAAGGCAAAACTGCATGGCTTCCTTGTCGACAAGCAAGAAGTTAAAAGCTTCAACGTGACCATATCCGGCGATGACGCAGACCTTTGATCTAACGCCAAAGCAAAAGGAAGTCCGGGCGATTTTCGCAACTGCCCGGCGATATTTCCTTGTGTACGGAGGAAGTCGATCCGGCAAAACATTCCTGGCCTGCTATGCAATCATCGTCAGGGCGCTAAAGGCTCCTGGGTCGCGTCACGCCATATTCCGCAACGACGGCGTTGACGCCAAACAGTCAATAGGCAACGAAACCATACCGAAGGTCATTGAGTTGGCGTTCCCCGATCTCGTGCTGAAATGGCGCGACCAGGATGGATATTTCGAACTTCCGAACGGGTCACAGATTTGGCTCTGCGGCCTGAAAGACAAGGCGCGGCTTGATAAGGCACTGGGCAAGGAATACGTCACGATCTACTTGAACGAGGCATCCCAGATCACGCTAGAGGCGTTTGAACTGGTAAAATCCCGCCTTGCACAGGTTGTGCGCGACGTGAATGGCCGCGTGATGGCGCAAAAGCTTTATGTCGATCTCAACCCTACGGCATCGGCGCACTGGACGTATCAGATATTCGTTCTGGGCAAAGACCCGTCAGACCGCAGGCCGATACCAGACCACGCGCTTGATTATGTATATGCCGTGGTTAACCCGCAGGATAACGCGGAAAACCTGTCGCCGGAATACATCCGCAGTTTGCAGAACATGCCAGAGCGCCAGCGCCGCCGGTTCTTCGAAGGCGCGTACAACGCAGATGACGATAACGCGCTTTGGAACCGTGGCGTCATAACGCATGAAGCCCCGCCTGAGCTGGGGCGCATTGTGGTATCAATTGACCCGGCAACTACCAATAACCCCGGCAGCGATGAAACTGGCATAGTGGTCGCGGGCATCGACGCGGCAAAGCGGGGCTATGTACTGGAAGACGAAAGCGGCAAATACAGGCCGGAGGAATGGGCGCGGAGGGCCGTTTCGCTTTACGACACCTACGACGCGGATTGCATCGTGTGTGAGGTGAACCAAGGCGGCGACATGGTTGAAAGCATGATTAAGGCGGCGTCAAAGGGCCGCGTTATCCCCGTACACAAGGTAACGGCAACCCGCGCCAAGCATGTGAGGGCCGAGCCTGTAGCCGCGCTGTACGAGCAAGGAAAAATACGCCACGCGAAGGAATTGCCCGATCTGGAGGATCAGATGTGCCTGTTCACAATCGACATGGATCGGGCAAGCCTTGGGTTCTCGCCCGACAGGGTTGATGCGCTTGTATGGGCGTTTACTGACCTGTTTCCGGCGATGGTTAAGAAGGTTCTCGCGCCACCTCAACCGCCTCGCCCCATGAATACGCCCATGTCTGGCAGATAGTTGCAAACTTTGCAAAGCCGTGGTATAACTTTGCAAAGTTTGCAAGGGGCCGCGCATGTCTTGGGTCAATTACGCTCTGGTTTATCCGGGCACGTCGTCCGACAGTTTCTTTACCAACGGGGCAACACCCCCGCAGGTTCAGCGCAATTACGGCAGGCAGTTCGGCGGCAACGCTGCATCGCACGGCGGGCAATCGGACGGGAGTGTCACCGGCGGATCATGGCTCCAAGGTTTTTCTGTTGACGCCCTGCCAAGCACTACAATCGACGAGTGGGATTACTTCGAAGACTTCTCTCGATGCGCGTGGGTAACAACCGGCGGCGCTGCAATGTCTGGTGTGGCTCGGTCGTCTGGGTTGTCGTCTGGCATCGGCGGAATCTTCGCGGTAATGAATGACTATAGCGGCGGAAATAAGGGCTGGGGGCTGTATGTCGATGCGGTCAAAGGCCACGTTAATGCCGATAGCACGTCAACTATTGAGGCTGAGGCGGCAAACCTTGCCGGTCCATCGCCGCGCGGTGGCGCAACGCCATATAACATCGTTCGCCGTGGTCAGGTCATTAACCTCGCTATGGGCGCGGGTTCCGATGCTTCGATCTTTGGCCGATCCTATGCAATCGACGCTTTCATTGAAATGGGCGACAATGGCGCGGTAGCGCATACCGGGATCAACTTCCGCAACAGCATCATGCGGCGCGGCATGGCAGACGATAAGTCAGCACCCGTCGCCACGGGGTACGCACGCGCCATTGCTATGCAATACGATCAGGGGATCAGTTGGTATTCGCTGTCGGCGCAGGTCGTCGCCGCTACTGCCACCTCGTCGGGCGTTTATTACATTATCCAGACGGTTGGGACGACAGATTGGACCGCCATAGGCGCGGCAAGCAATACCGTGGGTGTTGCCTTCACAGCAACAGGTGTTGGCACTGGCACCGGCACTTGCTCAATTGCCGGATCGCAGGCCGAGGCGGTGCGGCTTTACTCTCAAGTATCAAGCAACGATACGCGCTGGCGAATGACGTTCAATGACGCCGCGTTCATCATCGGTGAGGGCGTTACGCCTGAGTTTAACCTGTTCAAGGTCGACTATATGTCGGCGGCGGTAAACGGGGTTTCGCTGACGCCAGCCCTGACCGGCGAGGCGGTTATAATTGCGCCGTTTGGGGGGGATACAAACGCAGGGATCAAGATCACGGGCAAGGGGACGGGCAAGGTCCGAATTGCGTTCCCCGGCCCATATGCGAACGACGCTGCCGCCGCCGCTGATGGCGTGGCGCTGAACGAGGCTTACCGCGTCACGGGCGGCAACGTCGCATGGCGTCAGGTGTAACGGGGCAGGGTATGGCGCGTCAGAACAAAACAGACCGGCTGAAAGACGTTCATTCGCAGGCGCTGCGCTCGTTCGGGCTGTCGTTTTCGGCAACAGAAGATCAGCGTGACGTGTCGATGATCGACAGAAAGTTCCACACCGTCGCCGGGGCGCAATGGGATGGCGCAATCGGGGAGCAGTTTAAAAACCGGATCAAGCTTGAGGCGGACGGGGTTCACAAGCAGGTTAAGCGGGCCGAAACAGAATACCGGGAAAACCGAATTACTGTTGATTTCATCAGCAAGGACGGGGACGAACACGACGACCTTGCCGATCTGTGCGACGGGCTGTTCCGGGCTGACGCGCAAGATAGCCAAGCTGAAGAGGCTTTTGACAATGCCTTTATCGAGGGCATTGGGGGCGGCTTCGCGGCATGGCGGATGTCGACTGAATACGTCGATGAGTGCGACGACGACGACGACAGGCAGCGGATAACGTTTGAGCCGATTTATGAGGCTGACCAGAGGGTGTTTTTTGATCCAAACGCCAAGCGTTACGACAAGTCGGATGCGGGCTTTGGGTTTATCCTGACGAGCATGACGCCGGAAGCCTATGAATTGGAATACGGCGAAGACCCGTCAAGCTGGCCTGCCGATGTTACTAAAAACTGGACTGGCGGCTTTCTGTGGTCGCGACCTGATGCGGTTTTCATCGCGGAATATTTCGCAATCGAGGAAGCCAAGCGCACAATCCTGAAATACACAGGCATCACGGGCGAAACGGAAAAGCGCGTTGAAGCAGACCTGACCGAAGACGACGAGGCGGAACTTGCGGCCCGTGGCTTTGTGCTGTCTGGCGAAAAGACGGTGAAGGTCCGGCAGGTTCACAAATATATCATGTCCGGGTCGCGGGTTCTCGAGGATTGCGGCATTATCGCGGGGACGGAGATCCCGATTGTTCCGTTCTACGGCGAACGCGCGTTTATCGAGGGCGCAGAGCATTGGATGGGTATGGTCCGCAAAGCCAAGGACATGCAGCGGCTTAAAAACATGCAGCTTTCTATGCTGGCGTCGATTAGCGCCAGTGGCGGAGTTGACAAGCCGATTTTCCTGCCCGAGCAAATGGCGGGCAACGAACTTTATTGGCAGGATGACAGCGTACAGAACTACGCCTATCTGTTGATTAACCCGGTGACTGATGCAAGCGGCAACCCTGTCGCGGCCGGGCCGGTTGGCATGAAAACGGCCCCCCAGGTTCCGCAGGCACTGGCGGCGCTGTTGCAGGTATCAGACCAATACACGGCGGACATTCTGGGCAATCAGGATCAGGGCGACGAGTATAGCGCCAACGTGTCCGGTAAGGCGATTGAACTGGTGCAGACCCGGCTTGATCGGCAGGTCTACCTGTACATGTCGAACTTTGCAAAATCCATGAAGCGCTGCGGCGCAATTTGGCTGGCAATGGCGCGGGATGTGTACGTCGAAAAGAACCGCCGCGTTAAGGTCGTAGACGATCAGGACCAGGTGGAATGGGATCGGATCAACACTCAGGCAGTCGACAGTAAGCTAGGCATGGTCGCAAAGAACGACATGGCGGAAGCCCGGTTTGAAGTGGCAGTTGACGTTGGTGCAACTTCATCTTCGGCGCGGTCTGCGACTGTGCGGACGCTTGGCAGCATGTTGCCGCTTGTCGCTGACCCGTCAGATCAGAAAGTCATCCTCGCAACCATCGGGCGCAATCTCGAGGGTGAGGGGATCGGCGGTCTGCGCGAATACTTCCGCAAGGCGCTTGTTCAGATGGGCGTTGAGGAGCCGACAGACAACGACAAAGAGGAAGCCGCGCAAGTGCAGACGCCAGAGCCTGGGGCGCAAGAGCTTTACCTTATGGCCGAGGCTGAGAAGTCCAAGGCTAACGCGATCAAGGCCCAAGCCGATACGGCCAAGGCGGTTGCGGATACAGAATACACGCAAGCCAGGACTGCCGAGACGCTTGCGGGGATCAATATTAACCAGCGGGACGCGGCTTTGAACGCCGCCATGAAGCTGAGAGAGGCGGTTCCCATGCCACCGCAGCAAGGCATGAGTGAAGGTGTTGACAATGGCTGATATGATCGAAGACGACGAAACAGAACTTGCTGAGCAAATTCCGGCTGGCGATGTTGAGGGTCACGATGAAGACGAAGACGAAGGAACCGGCTTTACGCTTACGATTGAAGGCGAAGACGACGACGGCGAACCGGAGCAGGAAAAGGAGCCTGAAACCCCGGTAATCCGTACGCTGCGCCAGAAATTGCGTGAGGCTGAAAAGCGGGCGAAAACCCTTGAGCGTGAAAAGACAGAGGCAAGCGCGGCGAAGAAAACCGCAGAACTTCCCCCGCGTCCGAAGGCCGAGGATTTCGACTTTGACGAAGCCAAATTCGCAGAGGGCATGGAGGTCTGGTTAGACCAGAAGAAAGCCCACGACGCTGCGAAGAAGGCAGAGCAGGACGAGCGGGAAGCAACGCAGCGCGAATTTGAGGAGCGCCAGACCGGGTATAACACCCGCAAGGCAACCCTCGGCGCGGCTGATTTCGATGATGCAGAGGCGACTGTGGATGAGGTTCTTTCCGTCCAGCAGCGCGGCATGTTGATTGATGCGGCGGAGCGACCGGAGCTTGTCGTCTATGCGCTCGGGACAAAGCCAAACCTTGCGGCGCGGCTTGCCGGGATCAAAAACCCTGTACGGTTCATTGCGGAAATTGTCAGGCTTGAAGGAAAGCTGAACGTGTCAAACACCAAAAAACCCCCCGCGCCGGAAAAGCGCCTGTCAGTATCTGGCGGCGCTGTTGCCGGTACATCAAAACAACTGGATAAGCTCCGCGAAAAGGCCGAGGCCAGCGGTGATTATACCGAATATTTCGCCGCAAAGCGAAAAGCAAAAGGATAACCTTAAATGGCTAACTCTGCACTGAAGACTATCGACATTATGTGGGAGGAGTTCGTCGAGAAATTCGACGCTATGACCGTCCTGTCAAAAATGGTCGACAAGGAGACGCTTGACCCTACCGACGCCCAGCGCGGCGGCGATGTGATGTACGTTCGCCAGAATTACCACGCATCCACGGTATCGGGGCTGGATATTTCCGGCGAAACCGACATGGACGTTATCAGCCGTGCCGTGCCGCTGGTGTTCCAAGACCCGCAGAACGTCAAGTATTCGATGGACGCCAAGGAAATGCGCGACGAGCAGGTCATGCGCAAGCAAGGCGAGGCCGCTGCGCAACGTCTGGCGGCAACCATTGATACCACGCTTTACAACCGGGCCGTTGACCGGGCGACCATCGTCAAGCTTGCTACCGGCTCTTTCACATGGAACCTTGGCCAGTCGGCTGAAACTTCCATGATCCAACGCGGCATCAGCAACAGCCAAGGGCGGCTTCTTCTGAACGCAACCGATTATCAGGCGGTTTCGGCTGATCTTGGCGGCAAGGCCTATATCGGGGATTGGTCGAAGGGCGCTTACGAGCGTTCGATTGTTCCGGGCATTGCGAACTTCCAAACGCACCGCACCGACAACCTGAAGAACCTGACGATCAAGGGGACCGTGACCGGCACCACGATCAACGGGGCGCAGTCGCATACGGTTGTTGCCAAGGATGCAAACGGCGTCCCCGTTGACAACCGCCAGATGACGCTGACGGTTCAGGGTGCCAACGTCGCCAACATCAAGGCCGGTGACGTGTTCACGATCGCCAACGTGAATTCGGTTCACATGATTACGAAGGAAGACACCGGCGAGCTTCAGACCTTCCGTGTCCTGGCTTCTGCAAGTGGCGGCACCTCGCTTACCGTGTCACCGGCAATCGTTGCCTCTGGCCCGTACCAAAACGTCACGATTGCGGCTGCGAACTCTGCGGCGGTTACGTTCGTCAACAACGCGACGAAACCGGCAAACCTGTTTTTCACTGGTGACGCTATCCAGTTGAAATACTCGCGCCTGCACTTCCCGACCGATCAGGGTGCAAAGGTGATGACTGCGACCACGGCGAACGGTGCGCCGCTCACTATGTCGTATTTCTTCAACCACCTGACCGGAAAAACGCAATTCCGATTCCATACCTACTTTGCGGCGGAAGCTGTCGATCCCGAAAAGATCGGCATTGTCGTTGCGAACCAGTAACCAAAATCGGGGCGGGGAAACTCGCCCCCATTACTTTGCAGAGGGGTTGGCGGAATGAGTTGGACGAAGCGGCAAATAATTCAGCAGGCCTATTCAGAGATCGGCTTTGCGGATTACACTTTTGACATGCAGCCGGAGCAGTTGCAGGGCGCGTTGCGCGTTCTGGATGCAATGGTCGCGGAATGGGACGGGAACGATATATTTCTGCGCTATCCGATGGCGTCGAGGCCGGACCTTTCTTCGCTGGATCAGGACAGCAATATTCCTGACAAATACATCGGGGCGGTATATGCCAACCTTGCCTTGCGCATTGCGCCGGGACTTGGGCGACAGGTCATGCCTGCTACCATGACTGCGGCCAAGAGCGGGCTTAACGCCATTCTCAGGGGTCAGGTGAGGGTTGTAGGGCGGATGATGGATGACTTCTACACCACTGCCGGGGCCGGCAATTACCCGACGGACAGGATTATCAACATTGGGGGCTATGACGTTGGCACAGATTATTGACCTGAACGAGATCGACGCGGTTGCTTCGGCTGACCGGTTGCGCGTTTGGGATACATCGAACGGATCGGAGCGCAGTTGTTCTGTTGGCGACCTTGCGGCGGCGATTGCAGCACCTGCATTGACAACGCAATACTCAACCCCAACGGCCACGGGTTTCAGCATCACGGCGGCTGTCGGGTGGCTTATCATTAGTCCGCTTGCAACTTATGCGTCGGGAACGATTGTGCTGCCAAGCGCCAGCCACGGGGACGAGGTAAGCGTTTCATGCACGCAGATTGTAACGGCGCTGACCATCACGGGCAGCACTGTCGGCGCTCCAACAGCTTTGACGGCGGGCGGGCATTTTACGCTGCGCTACGACGGTTCGGGGCAGGTGTGGTATCGGGTGGCGTGAATGCAGATACCTATCGTCAGCGGCATCTATGCAGGCCCAGATGGCGCATGGCGCACATCGTACCCCGTCAATATGGAGCCGACGCCAAAGAGTACCGGCATCAGCGAAGGCAACTTGCGGCTTGCGGACGGCATAGCCCGAACCGGTAGCGCCCCAGGCCTGTCGCGTGGCGGGGTGTTGTGGAATGGCGCACTGTACCGGGTGTGCGGGTCAAAGCTGATTTCTGTAGACGAAAGCGGACTTTATACCGAGATCGGAGACGTGGGCAACGGCGGAGACGTGACGCTCGTTTACGGGTTCGACTATCTGGCGGTAGCGTCAGGGGGCAATCTGTTTTTGTACGATGGATCAACGCTGGCGCAGGTGACAGATAGCGACATTGGAACGGTCTTGGATGTGGTTTGGATAGACGGGTATTTCCTGACGACAGACGGTGAGTTTCTGGTCGTCACCGAGTTGAATGACCCGTTTTCGGTAAACCCTCTGAAATACGGGTCTTCGGAGGTTGACCCTGATCCTGTAGTCGCTGTTTTGAAGGTTCGCAATGAGATTGCTGCCGTTAACCGGTACACCATCGAGACCTTTAACAACGTTGGTGGCGAGGGGTTCCCGTTTCAGCGTGTGGAGGGCGCTCAGGTTCACAAGGGCGCGGTCGGGACGCATGGGGCTTGCGTTATTTCGGACGCAATAGCGGTTGTCGGGGGCGGTCGTAATGAGGTGCCTAGCGTTTGGCTTTGCACCAATGGCACATCGCAAAAACTGGCAACGGCTGAGATTGACGAGGTTTTAGCAACCTACACGGATCAGCAGCTCGAGGGCGTATTTACTGAGGTAAAGACGCATCGCGGACATGAAACGCTGATGATCCACCTGCCCGATCGGTGCCTTTGTTATGATGCGGCGGCATCCGTGGCAATGTCCGCCCCTGTATGGTACACCCTGACTTCTTCAGCGATAAGCTTCGAGCGATACCGGGGCAAGCATCACGTCTGGGCAAATGGTGCATGGACGGTTGGCGACCCTGTTGCAATGCAGTTGGGCAGGCTTGATCGGTCTGTCGGGACGCATTACGGCGCGGCGGTTCGTTGGGAATTTGCAACGCCGGTCATTTACAATGAAAACCGGGGGGCGCTGTTTCACGAATTGGAACTAGTCGGGCTGTTCGGAGTGGCTTCTGCTGGCGTGGTGCCGAAAGTGTCAACGAGTTATAGCGTCGATGGGGTGGCGTGGTCGCAGCCCAAGACCATCAGCATTGGCGGGGCGGGTGCGCGTGGCCAGAGGGCGCGATGGCTTGCCCAAGGCCATATGGGAAATTTCCGTATTCAGCGCTTTCAGGGTGACAGCGCGTCACCCATTGCTGTATCGCGGCTTGAGGCGAGAATGGAGCCGCTGGCATGGTGACACCCCTAACGCCAAACCGGCAGCAGATTGCCAGAGCCGTTGGCAATGACCCTGAAATGATCAGGGCTTTTGAGCAGTTGTTTCGCGTGGTCGGGGTCACGACGCCAACAGAGATTGCGTCGATGCATGGTGACGTTGCCGCCGCGCTGGATGCACCGGTTCGTGGCGTTGCCGGGATTGTTGACCGTGTGAACGCCGCGCTTCGGGGGCTTTCATGTGACGGGTTGATATTTGTTTGTGACAAATACGACTTTCCAGAGGCTATCGGCGGCGTCATTGCGCTGGCGGATGGCGTTACTTATTGGGTCATCGGGGATGTTGATTTGGCCGGGGGCAGGATTGTCGGCGGGGTTAATTCAGTAATCATTGGCGGGTCGTCTGAGAACTCACGGCTTCTGTCATCGGGGCTTTCCGGGGCGGCGCTTATTTCGTCGCAATACACGCTGATCATGCGGAACATCACGCTAGAAGCTGAAACGATCCTTGACCTTGACGGGTCCGGGTCTGGCGCAACGGCTATTGATTGGTTCGGGGTGAACTTTGCAAATTCAAGCGACGTTGGAACGATCAACGGGTACAGCAACTTCGTTTCATCAAGCATGGCGTTTTTGAATTGCAGCGGGTTGGTTTTCTCAGGCGAGATCGGCACAGTGTCTTTCCGCGATACGCTCTTTTCAAATGACGGGGCCGGGCCGTCTGTCTTGCTTGATGCTGACTGCGTGATTACGCGGCGCTTTCGCAATGTTGATTGCGCCCATGTCGTCCTCGCTGGCGGGACGGGTATTCAAGTTGACCCGGCGGCGGTCATCCCTGATGAAAGTTTCATTCTGACGAACTGCAACTTTTCCGGCGCAGGGGCATATCTGGACGGTATCGACGCGACGAGCGTTTACGCCTTTGTGAAGGGGTGTAAGGGCATCCTGAATACGATCAATCTTGCCAGCTATTACATTACCGGTGGCGCGACTGATACCGAATTCACGGCGGTTGATACCCCAGCAAAGGTTCTTGGCGCGACGACTGCGGTCTCTATCACTCAGGGGTTCACAGCGACAGACAACCGGGCAACCTATGACCGAGGCGTCAGCCGGTACTTTAAGGGGTTTGCAACGGCGTCCTTCACGGCAAGCGCCAACAAAGATATAGCGTTTTATCTGGCGGTAAACGGTGCGGTGGTCACGGAGACTGAGGTCATGATGAACTCTGGCCCCGGCGGTCGTGCCGATAACCTTGCATTGCAGGGCGTATTCCAGATGGATCAGGGCGACTATGTGGAGATATGGGCGGAAAACCAGAGCGACGATAGCAGCATCGTCGTTGAAAACTTGAACTTCATCGCGGAGGAATTGGCGTGACGGTAACGACGCGGGCGCTTTGCGAGGCGCATTATCTATCTGTGGCGACTGTTGCGGAATACACCGCAACAGCGACAACGCGCATTGATGCGGCGGTATTGGTTAACACGGGTGCCGCTGATGCGAGGGTAACGATGTATATCGCGCAGTCAGTTGACGCAGCCGCAACGGTGATGCACGAGGTGCGGATCAGGCCGGGTGAAAGCTATCTTTGCTCTGAAATCACGGGACAGGCAATCGAAGATGGGTACAGCCTCTTTGCAAAAAGCACCCATGCTGACGCGGTGGTGTTCCGTGCAACTGGTGTTGTAATAACATAGGGATTGCTGTATTGTTGCGCTTGTCGAGGATACCAGCAGCCGACAGCGCCCAGCAGTTTAGCAAGGTGTTTAATGGCTGAGACCCCCGAAGAAATCCTAAAGCAGTCCTTCGCAATCCTTAATCTGCCGCAACCGGCGTCGGATTGGCTTGTGTCGGTTTGGCAGGTAATTCAGGTTTTTGACGATTTTGCAGACGGGGACGCGGTTTCCCGCGCCGATCTGGACAACGCAATTCTGAACGCCCTTGTTCGTATGCCCGCAAACCCATTTTATCAGGCGCATTCGTCATGGTTGCTTCCGGCGATTATGCAGGCCGTTCTGAAGTGGCAGGCTTCTGACTTGGCGGAGCGCAGCAACAGGGCTGACGAGCGGTCTTTCGTCTGGCGGGCCGGGTATTATGACGTTGTATGCCTTGTCGCTGCTTTGGTGCATGGGCCGTCGAGTGATTTAGCCCTTCGGGCGCTGTCTATGTACGGCGAGACGTTCGAAGACTACCAAAAGGAATTCCCAAATGCCTAGCCCCATTATTGCGCTTGCAGGCGCTTCTGTCGGATCATCCCTTGTCGGGGCTAAGGCGGCATCAAGCGCTGCGTCTGCCGAAACCGAGGCGCAGTATGCGTCTATTGCAGAGCAGAGGCGACAGTTTGACAAGGTGCAGGGGTTGCTTGAGCCTTACGTTGCCAACGGGCGGGCGGGCATGTCTGAGATGATCAATATGCTTGGGCTTCGGGGCAATGAGGCACAGCAGCAATCAATCACAGGCATTCAGGAAGGCGCGGCATATCAAACGGCTCTGGCTCAGGGCGAGAATGCCATTTTGCAAAACGCCAGCGCGACCGGCGGGCTTCGGGGCGGGAATACTCAGGCGGCGTTGGGGCAATATGCCCCGCAACTGCTAAACAGCATGGTACAGCAGCAATATGGCAACCTGTCCGGGCTGGCGGCTATGGGCCAAAACGCCGCCGCAGGCACTGGTGTTGCCGCGCAAAGCATGGCGAATAACATTTCCGGCGCATACAGCAACATCGGACAGGCGCAGGCTGACAGGGCGGTATCGACGGGCAACGCTATCAATAGCGGGATCGGCAATATTTCGGGCCTGTATGGCGCTTATTTGCAAAACCCAAGTCTTATGGGCGGGAGCTTGTTCTAATGGCCGGATATGACATTACAATCGCGGACCCGCTTGCATCGTTCCTGAAGGGCTATCAGGGAATGCAGGAAATCGGCATGAATAAGAGCCGCGAAGACCGGGCGCAGCAGCTTCACGGGCTAGCCATGAAGCAGGGGGCGCAAGGCCTTGAGGCGGGGGAGGTTGGCATCGCAGGA